AGTATCATCCGTACCGTGCGGATTAGTTACTGCATATCGGCTATCTAATCGATATTCATTTAGGTATGAAAGAGTTTGTACTGTTACTTCTTTAATACGGATATCAAAGCGCTTATACAACTCAATCAAACCAAGGTTAATATGGTTAATCACAGCTGCTTGGTTACTAGCGTCCAAAACACCCTGATCATTGCCACCGATTGATAGCTGCGAAAGTTCACCATAATTTAAATGGTCAAAGATTTCTTGTAGACGCATATCGGCAGCCCTAGTTAGATTTACTACACAGTATAATTCTAGTAGGTTTTTATACAATATACGAGTTCATATGACCTGATCCACTTATGTCATCATCTTCCCACAAAATGTCCCTTACACCATTGTTATCTATACCTTCTGGAAGCTCTTGAGAGGGTCTCCAAGGCTTTAAACTGCCTAGCATAGAGATTGTATCAATGAAGTCGTCATGTTTGCTCTTAAAGCCTGCTTGAGCTGCTAGACGAAGTTCTTCCATAGCTTCAGTTAGTACAGGTTCATCTTTCATCTCTTCAGGAAACCAAATTTTATGGGCTTTAAAGAGAGGAACCACAATATTGAACCTTTGCATCTTGTTTGTATTAGGTCTAATACCCGGTTTATTAGTATTACCTTCACTAGCTAAAGTGAAATATGCGTTTCTGTTGATCATTTCGTTCATGATCCACTGAATAAAGCCGCCTTGTTGACCAGTAACCTCTATACCAACACTCTGGGGCTTATACATTTGAGCCAATCTGAACAAATCTTCTACGTTTTTGTCCATTAACTGTCTTTTACAGATGCCATCTACCCATAACCAGTCACCATTATGGTTGTAAGCCCAGACTGAAATAACAGAATAGTCTGCAGATGTCTTTTCAGACGTAGCAAAGTCAGTAGTAATATAAAAATTATAAGCAGCTCTATTTTTTAACACTGCACTACGCTTATACCAGATGATATCTGAATCCATTATTAGACGATCTTCATCTGACATGATTCTAAGCATCAATTCTTGGTTAAATGATGCTATTTGCCCTGTCTGTACGGCTCTGTCGTACTGTTCTTTTACATATTCGTATGTAAAACGATCTGCCCAAGCACCTTTAAACTCACTTTTTTCACAAGGAAACTGTTCACAAACAGGATATACGTTAACTTTCCATGCTCCTGACTCTACAGCTTTGTATAAAGGGTCTTTAGAATTAAAAGGAGTACCTGACCAGATAATCTTTCTGTGTTTAGGATGGAGAGCGTAGTTAATTGCTTTATAAATAGTGTCTTCTATACTTTTAATAACAGTAGGAGAACGTGCATCTTCGTCTGAAACCAAGTCATCTAGTACTGCTAGTACTGGACGTTTACCCATTTCTTTAGATCCACGAACACCAGTAGCTGCACCATATCCTTTTACAATGAAGGTATGTCCTGATCTATTAGTAAACTCCCATCTAATATCAGTAAACTTTGCTGTAGGAACGTATTTTTGCAGGAAATCACTATTCTCCCAGCGATATTCCAAGTTCTTACGCATGTTTTTGACACCGTTCTCAATAGAGTCAGATACATACAAAGCTAGGTCTACTTCTCCAAACTCTGGAATCTCTCCAAAAGTAGCCAAATACAAAAAGAAGTACTCACCCATTAGAGTAGTTTTAGCTGCTCCTCGAAACAGCATATTAACTATATCTGCTCCTCTGCCGGGAATTTGATCTAGCATTTTGTAATGAAGTACTGGAGTTAAATTCTCTTCTCCTTCTTCACCGTTAACTAACTTAATAAAGTTAACAAACTCCAGAGCAAAATCACTAGGTACATATTCAGTATGATCTAGATCTACTTGATTAACCCAGTCTTCAACAGATCGTTTTTCTAATGCGCTCATTTTCTTCTAATTCCATTGCACACTGTACAGCGTGATTAATACTAGCTATGAGTTTAGGATTATCTTTTAAATTAATAGTAGATCTAGAACCGTCTCTCCAGCCTACTAACATCTCATGATCCATAACAATGAAGTAGTGCATAACACTTACGTCATATGGTTCACCTTCGTACATGAAGATAGGACTCCTAATTAAACTTCCTATTACCATTTACTAGCGTCAATTAGATCTAAAGCAGTAGCATTAAAATCTACATCTAAATTATATTCTCTACAGATAAACCCAGCATATAAATCTAGATAATCTAAATTACCGTTTACTTGTAGTTGTCTACCGTAAGCTTCTACTTCACACCAGTAACGGTAATCTTTATTAAATAAATACTTAAAGCTATGAATAAAAAATAATCTTAGAAATTGACGTACATGAGTTCTTTCATGAGCCAATAAACCTATATCTTCACGGTATTCTGGTTTTATAAAAATAAATATAGCTCTAGCACATCCTGCAGCTTTCTTGGGTATAAACCAATTAGTATAAAATACTATTCCAGCCATATTATTCAGTCTCTGTAGTAATAATTTTACTATGAGCTATTTCTTTAGTGCTCATCATCCCTGATTCAATCATTTTACGTTGCATAGCTACTAGTTCCATTGTGCTACTACGCAGCTCATTAATACTCTTATCTTCGCTAGTAGATACGCTTAACTCTACCTTCTGAGCTTCAGGAGCTTTTAGATGCTTCATAAGGCTATCAGCAGCATCACTTCTAACCTTTTCACTCTTAGCAGTCATCATCAGCATAGCTTGAGTATTTATAGCCTTCTGAAAGATATCAGCATTAAGAATATGGGTAGGAATAAGAGTCTGTTCAAAGATCTTATTTACGATAACTGTTTTATTAAAAGCACTAGAGTATTTAGCGATAGTATCGTTATCAGCACCTTCATCTATTAAACGCTGATACCTATCAGGAAATGTCTTGGCATATGCTTCTACAGCACTAGAACCAAGTAATTTAAGACTCACAAACTTAACAGCATTGATATAGTCTTGCAGCTTCCATTTACCTTGCTGCATTACATGACCATAACTCAGTAAGTTATCTCTAAAATTCTCTCTTAGGGCAGGATCAGCAATTAGATTGTTAATCTGATCTACAACCTCATCAGTAACCCTAGCCTTAGCCTCTTTAGGTAATACCCTCTGAAACTGGGCTTTAGTTATAAATTCAGTATTAGGAATAAATTCTTGGCTCATTGGTAGTACTCATACTTAGGCTTTGATGAACCATAGAATAGTATAAATACTAGAACCAATACAAATAAGAGAAGATGGTCTTCCTACAGAGGTCGATGAAGGAACCCATGAGCTAGGAGAATTAACCCCTGCAGGAAGTAACTGAATTATAGCAAAAAATCACAGTTACACCCCTAATATTATATATATTATAAATATTACTAAAAATAGTATTCGTACTAATTCATAAGAGAAATTTCATAATTTAGTATGGGAGCAATACTTACTGTCTCTTTATGAGACAGTGGAAGTACCCCCCCTTACTACTCCAGATAACTATCTTTTATTCCTCTTGCTTTGCACATAAGTGCATCCAATAGCTATGGAGAATACTATGAAAATCATGAAGGACTTAGTCCGTGTTACCTCTTCTGCAGCTGAAACTGCAGTAACTTCATTCAATGCTCTAGAACATACTTCAGGTATGATATCTGAGGCTATGTTTAATGCTCGAATGGAACAATTAACCGAGATCCAAGAATCTCTATCCAAGTTCAAACTAGATGAACTAAAATCTTTATCCAACTCTATACGAGACTGGTCTAAAGTACCTGAATCTAAAGCTAAATAACTTAATAGGGTGGGACTTCGGTCCTACCCTTTTAAAAATACACAAACAAAAAGACACAACAAAAACACAACTGATAGGCACCACAAGGGGCATTAGATAGAAGTATTTAGAAGGGATTAGATAGAAGATTATCGCTACGTACTCACTATACGAGCTTACTCATAGTTCGTACTACGCTCTATTAATAGCATATTTTTAGGTAAAAGTCAATATAGTAGGAATAGTGTAAGTAGTAATATTTATTCCTCTTACTTTGTGGTTTAGCAATGGTGCTAACCATCTAGTCTTTCCTTCTTTCCTAGAGGTGTCCTATGGAAACTTTAAACAATGCTGTAACCCAAGAAACTAGTAGTAATACTGTAGCTTGGGAGGATTGTCCTCAGTTCTATATTAACGGTACTGACCGTGAACAACTGGGGATACTAACTCTTACTCCTGATACTGAACCGTACTGGAAAACCATTACAGATGGTTTAGGACGTAGTCAGAGTAAGATCACTGTAATGCAAACCAAAGCAGGTAAAGTACTCTTCATGAAGGGTAATACTTGTATTGGTGTTGTGAATGGTAAAGCGGTTAGTGTATCTAATCTCGCTAAATACCTTCACGCTGATATGTGTGTATTTACTCGTATCGGTGGTAAAGCAGATATGGTCGAAGATCTATCTGATTTCTAAATAAATAGGGGACTTCGGTTCCCTGTTTTTTTATTCCTCTTACTATGGATTCAATTGGAGGATAATCCTATGTTTACTTACCATATCACTTGTACTGATGGCTCTGTTCATGTTGAACAACTTGAAACCAAGAGCTTTAGAGAAGCAATGCTTAAGATATCTAATCTTAAGAAAACAGTAGCTAATGTTAAACGTATTCAGGTAACCAGAGATTACTTTGAAGATGTTTATGATACTGATCTTGAATAAGGGCTTATGCCCTTATTTTTTTGGGATTATTCCTCTTGCTTAGTGGTTTAACTGGAGGGTATTGCCATGATGGGAGTTATGTTTCCTAAAAATGCTATCTCTGATTTGATTAGAGAAGCTGAAAGATTTACTGATCCTGTAGAGGGTCAGTTGGTAGTTAGCGAAGATTGTGTAATGCGATCTGCCGCTGGCTTTTATGTTGGTCAGTTTTGTGTTGAGTACATGCCTGATGGTGAGTGGTTTCCACAGCCTTGGGACAGAAGTACTCAGTATACTGATAGCCAAGAAATAGCCGAAACATGGTTAGATGCCATGAAAGAGCTATACGGTGATTAAGCTATGAGGACTCGTAAGAGTCCTTATTTTTTTTTTAACCGTTCTGCTGTATTCGGTTTCTTTCCTCTCGCTCTGTGGTTAACCCAAAGACCGGAGGACAGATAGATATGTTTTTACTAATTCAAAACGATATAGCAGAGACTGCAATATTCCATATGCTGTTTCATAGCAAAGAAGAAGCTATGGAACATGTAAAGTATTTGGATAAAGAATTTAAACAAAGTGAGGACTGGACGTATGAAATCTATGAAGTAGTAGCTCAGTTTGATCCATATACGGGAGAGCAATTTGACCGTGATATGAGGACTGGCTTATGAACCAAAGAGAGTTGGAGTATACGTATTCCAAGAGGCATTTGATGGATGTTCTTAGTGAGGACATCCAGATAAGTTGGGTGAGTGAGATAGTTTACGCAATCGAGAGTTATAGAAATAAACACTATAGCTACGATAGTAAAAATAAGAGGATTAGTAAGTTAGGGGATAGTTTGGATTTAGCTGTTACGATCATACTTAACATATTGAAATGTAACGGAAAGATGACAACTATCCAACAGATAGCTACTAGTGTGGCTAATGAGATAGATGACGATTTAGTGAGTAGTGTGATGACTGCTGCTGAGTTGTTAGCTGTTTGTGAAGATGGCTCAGTATTTGTACTGGTTAGCCATGATTATCCAGATAATCCCTTTGGTACGCTTGCTGTAAGACCAAGGATTAAACCATCAGAGGAGGTGTTGGTTAAGATTGATCAGTATATGTATGTTCCGCCAAGTGTTGAGCTACCGCAATGGTTGAACAACTGGTGTGGTGGACTACAGACAGTTAAGGACTCAGTGGTATTGGGTAAGCAGAATACTCACTCAGAATATCAAGCACTAGACGCACTAAATATACTGCAACGTATAGAGTGGGAACTAGATGACTATATGCTGTTGTGTCCTGAAGAACCTAATAAACCATTAGATACACCGGAGAAGTTCAAACAATTTACGGTGTTCAAGAAAGCTAGTAGAGCTGTTTATGACTTGTACAAGGATAAGCGATTCTACTTCATCTGGAAGTTTGATAAGCGAGGTAGGATGTACAGCAATGGTTATCATATAAACCTGCAAAGTACTGACTACAAAAAGAGTATATTAAACTTTGCACATAAAGAAATTATCAGTTTATAAGCTCTTCTGAGAGCTTTTCTATCTAGGTAGGGTGATTGCCTTACTTTCCTTCAAAAACGTCTACAAACGGCTCTATGGAGCTTACAGAGGTGTCAAAATGACTAATTCACAAGAAACATTCGATAATTTGGTAAAACAACTGCGTAAAGCACCTAGATCTAAGTCAGGTAGGAGTAAGAAATACTCTATTGAACTTAGGAATGATGTGGTGGCTTATCTAGCTGAGTTTCCTGAAGCCATAAATGATATGGCTAAGCAAGCTGGTGTAGCTAAAGCCAGTATTAAGTACTGGATTGATGCAGTTAAACCAGCAGAAGAAGAAGTACGGAGAATTATGGTTAATGCTGGTCTGATTGAAGACGTTACAGCATCTAACGTCTTACGTACTCAAATTGAGGATATGCAACGAACTCTAGAGATGATCGTAGAGCTTGAGCAGAGAGGCTATGTCGTACTTAAAAAGTAAAATCGACTTAGTGTGAGTAATAGAAATAAGGGACCCAATAGGGTCTCTTTCTGTTTATGAGGGTTAAACCATGAGTGTAAATATTCATTTTGATCTAGTGGATCTAAAACGTAGTGGCATGGAATACGAGCTGTTTGTCCATGAAGAGTATGACTACAACGATGGAGAGGATGATGAGCCGTATATGCGTACTGTACCAATGCTTAGGATACCTGCATGGAATGTTACAACTCAGCTATGGACTGATGCTTGTGGCTGTAGTCCTGAAGTTGTTATTGGAGTAAGGACTCACTCACATGTAATGCAGCATCTAGTGGATTTAGGTGTTCCGTTTCAGGTTCACTAGCTAATAATACCTTCTTTCAGTAAACTAATAATTACTTTTAGTAAAAGGTGATTATATGAAAAAGGTATGTATGCGTTGCAATGTAGAGCTATCACTAGATAGCTTTGCAATTCAATCCACAGGTAAATTAGGTCGTAGATCTACTTGTAAACAATGCGTTAAAGAGGAATACAGGCAAACTCCTAAAGGAGTTATCCATAGTATGTACTCTGGGCAACTTTGGAGAGAAAAGAACAAAGGAATAGCTCTTCATTACTCTAAAACTGAGTTAACTGCTTGGCTATATTCCTCTAACCAATTTGAACAAATGTTCGATGCATGGAAAGCATCTGGATTTGATCAAAGACTACGACCTACGTGTGATCGCATTGATGAGCATGGCGATTACTCACTTAACAACCTTCAACTTCTTACTTACGCAAATAACTCAAATAAGTACTACGACAGTGCTAAAAATGGCAGTAACACTAAAAAGTGTAAAGCTGTTAGTTGTTTTAATAAAGACAATGAGTTAGTTGCCACATATCACTCACTTTCTGCTGCAGCTAGAGCTGTTGGCAGTACTCCAGCAAATATACGAAATGTATGTGAAAGAAAGCCCTTACGTAGTGGCGATCACATATACACGCCTATGTCTGCTGCAGGATACATTTGGAGATACAGAGATGATGCAGTTTAGTGGTATTGATTATATCAAAATAGATGTCTGCAATAATTTCGGACTGGATAAGCTTAGCTGGACTGATCGGATAAATTGGTTTGATAAGCACCATGTTGATTGGCAGGATCTGATCCAAGAAGCAGATAATAAGTTCTTGTTTATTAAGGGAATGAGAGCTTATAAGGATGCACTAAAGGGTAAACCAACTGGCTTTATTATGGCATTGGATGCTACGGCATCAGGGTTAATTTGTAGCCCCTTTCTACAGTAATGTAGTTAGCAAACTCCGTGAATTCATGGGAAGTCCTACGGGATAATCATGAGCCAAGCTTAACTGGGGACAGTTTTGAAGGTGCAACGATCAGGATATACGGTCTAGAACAGACTATGAAATCCATAGGTATCAAGTGATACCGAAGTGCGGAGCATCCTTAAAGGATGATGATATGATCTGATCTGCATAGTAATATGCAGTAGTATTTGTAAATCAGTAGCAGTATACTTGTAGTTCACAACCAGAGTATATTGTTATGAATCATTATATTTATTTACTTACTTTCCCTAATGGAATGAAGTACATAGGCTGTAGATCTACTAAGTTAGGACCTACTTTAGACGCCTGTTACTTAGGATCTGGTAAAGCACTTCCTGAACGTACAATCAAATCATGTATTAAAACAGTTTTAGCTGAATTTCCTACAAGAGAAGAAGCTATTCAAGCTGAAATAGATTACATAAAAGATAATGATTGTGTGAATTCCCCAGATTATTACAACTTACGTTTAGCTACTTACGATAGACATGGTACTGAAGGTACTCCAGTTAATACTGGTAGAACTAAAGAAACGCATGAATATATTGTTTCAGCTAATGAAAAACGTAAGCAATATGTAGGGGAGTATCGGACTCCTGCTCAAAAAGCAGCAGATAACCGAGCTAGAGGTGTATCTACTGGACCTAATCCAGCTAAAGGTAAGATAGGAATAAATAATAGTGGGTTTAATCCTTGGTATTTAATAGATCCTAAAGGTAATTACCTAGAAATAATGATTCCTAAGCAAGATTATGCAGAAAAGTTAGGTGTAACTCCAAGGCAACTTGGTCATAGATTCCACCATACAAATATGCATAAACCTGCCAAACAAGGACCTTTAAAGGGTTGGACATTTGGTAACTTGCCTAGACCTACAAATACAGGTGCTGATTAACGACCAGCATTGAACATTATGTACAGATTATGTCTTGTCTGTCTGGATGTAAGAAGACAGCTAAAGCTGTAAATCTCATTAATACAGGTAATAGGGAAGATGTATACGAAGCAGCAGTGGTAGAGATGAATAAGCATCTAGTACCAGAGCAACATGTAGTACGTAAAGACATTAAGAAAAACTTGATGACTCGGTATTACAACAAATCCAGACCAGAAGGACTGTCTGACATTCAGGAAGTAGCATTTAATCGTGCTTTGGGAGCAGCATTTCCCGGAGCAGAAGATGTTATGGAGATCATTAATGACTCTTGGAACGATAAAGCTCTAGAGCATAAATGGACTGCACCTGACGGGCACGTAATTCGGGTCAAAGTAGAAGAAAAGGAGGATAAGCGCATTCCAATTGATGAGCTAAAAGTGACGTTTACCTATAGGTATAACAGCAATAAGCCATCAAAGCGGAAGACAAGTCTCTGTCCTAACTACATTCACTCAATAGATGGTTGGATAGCTAGAGAGATGGTACGTAAAGCCAATAAATTAGGTTTTAGATTGGTCCACATACATGATTCTTTCTGGGCAAGCCCGAACCATATGAATAAGGTTAGACAGTTGTACGTAGAAATATTGGCAGAGTTAGCAGCCAGTACAGCACTACAAGACTTTGTTCAGGAACAAGGTAAAGATGTATTCCTGATTAAAG